TGGTCACCGCCCCAAGTTAAGGCATATGTACAGTACCAACAGTTCATGCTGCTGTCAAGTCCACAACTTCACAAACCCCTGCAGTACAGGCAAGTTCACGGGAGCCTGTAGTATTATCTTCTTTCTCAAAGTCTGTTAACTTTTGCCAATCTATATTGACATTGCCATATGTTAGCATCCATTCGTTATACTCATCTTCGTCAATGTCTTGATACACGGCTTGTACATAGGTGTGATCATCGTAAGGAAAGAATGAAACACCAGATGCTATATCAAAGTTTTCATACACCCACGCACCAACTTCCATCCACTCGTGTTCTTTAACAGTAATACTAACAGATGGCTTATGCTCACAAAAGTACAAAGCGTACGTTTTCCACAATTCAAGCTGTTCTATAGAAGACATTGCTGTACGTGTTATAGCACCAATAGGAGCTTTTGTAGGAAAGCTAAATACCGTAGTAGAGTCAGGCTGGTTATGCTCTGGTTCGTTGTACACGCCAGTGTTAATCAAGAATTGTGTGAGTGGGTCTTTGTTGTCTCCGCGCACTGTACGAATATAGTAGTCATTGTGTCGAGCATGAATCCCACTAGCAGCATCCACAAGTTGAGACACTGTTCCAGATGGTTTTACACACGTGATTGCAACGCTTTGGTTTATGCCTAGAGACTTAGCAAATCCTTTGTTCACCTCTACTGCGTGTTCTCGCATTTCGGTTAGCCATCTCTTACTGTCTACGTTCTTTGAAAGAATAGGATGATCCATAATACCTGTTAAAGACACACCAAGAAGACGCTCTTCTTCCGCGTTGTCTTTCCATACTTTTCTAAGGTACTTGTAGTCAGTCAAAGTGGACTGCATCGTACCTAATATAGTAGCTATACGTATCTTTTCTTTCAAGTCATCTAGAGAATCGGATTCACGAACCACACACTCTGACAAATTACAAAAACTGTATGGGCGTAAGATTATCTCACTACAAGGATTCGTACCCCACATATGGCCTGTCTGCCGTCTGCCATTACGAGCAACGTGCTTGTCTGCTGCTTCACGATTGAACATACCACGCTCACCAGATTTACTAGTGTACAGGGACACCCACTCTTCCATAAATGTGCCAATGTCTGGCTTACGATCGTAGGCTACAGAGTTGTTAGCCAACGCACGTTGTTTCTCTGTCTCCCACCACTTTCCTGCCTTTGCACGAGCCATGTCTCTATCTTCTATATCAGACAAACTAATTAACGCTGAACGGCGAACGCCCCCTACAACGACGATTTCCCCTACCTTACACATGAGATCGTGACATTCTATAGGAAGTAGTTTACGACCTTGTGCCTTCTTAAAAATGTCCACTGTAAAGTTAAACAGTTCAACTAATGGTTGTGGGCCACTAGCACGACCACCCATAATTTTTAAACGCTCACCTGCCGCACGAACACCGGATACGTCCCATGTGGGGGTCTGACCTGCGTAAAGCAACGCAATCAATTCACGATAGGCTTTTGCCCACCCCGGTTTGCTGTCTCCTACCTTAATTACAGTATCTGACTCATTAAAATTATCTGACACAACAGGAAGCTTATTAACGTTATCTTTTTCAACGCTAAAACCAACACCAGTACCACACATCAATATGTACATACACTCATCAAATGCACGAGGGCTATCTACAGGGATATAGCTACAGTTGTAGCCGCACACATTATCACGTTCCAAAGCATCACCAGCAGTCATCATTGCTCTCATACTAGGCATGACTTTCAGACTCAAGATTGCATCCTCAATATCGTTCTTTAATGAGTTAGATATCTTGTAGTTATGCTTGCTATACACATGATCAGACATAAAGTTAACATATCGTGATACAGTTTCATCCCAATTCTCTCTGCGCTGCTCATCGTCTAACCAACGAGCATAGCGTGACTTGTGAATGAATTGTTGATATGGTGTTGGCAACATGTTGTTCATGTTTTTATTCCTCTTCAAGTTGGTTTTTAGTTGTTAATAGTTCTTCTGCGTACCAGCTACATTTGGAGATGTCTTCGTCTCCGTTTTTGTGCTTTTCTCGCCATGTGTATTTGATGATATTTCCCTTGCAGAATCCTCTGAACTCCTCTGGAGACAACGCCGCCTTGATTGCGTCAATGCACTGGATACCTGCTTTCGTATAGTGTGGCGGATTGTTGACAATATCTATTCCCCCGTAAGCCATCTTACCGGCCTGTTCGTTTTCATCTTCCATCGTCTTCATGTATGCTTCGTGTCTCATCGATTGTCTCCGCTGCCCTGCAACATATCGCGGTTCTTGCGATCCTCTAACTTGTCTAGGTTCATCTGCGCGACTTCTTCTAAGCTGTAGCCTAAGTCTCTTGCCAAGATTGCAACGTACCATAGCACATCACCCAACTCTTTTGCAATATCACTTTTATAAAACAGGTCAGATTTCGCGTCACGAATGATTTTCTTTACCTTGTCAGCAACTTCACCGGCTTCCCCAGTCAAACCCAAAGCAGGATACACGATAGCATACTCTGTTGGGTATATAGCAGTAGATTCTGCTCTCATCTGGTATTCATCTAGCTTCATTGTTCTGTCCCAAAGTTTACTCTGACTACGTTCCCTTCTACAGTCTTTGTGACGCGAGGGTCTTCTATTTCAGTCTCCTCAATCATCTCTTCAGCAATAAGTCTAAATTGGATGGCTGCAACGCCTCTGTCAAATAGGTCATCCGTGTTATCCCTTAGCATGTCTAACACGCCTTCCTGCACGATCATTGCTGAATTAAAGTCATCATCGTCGTCGTAAGTTTTATTAGTAGTGTCATAGGCGGACAAAGTAAACTCATCTTTGCCCGTTTCTCTTAGAATGACGTAGTACCTGTCAGGCAAAAGAGACATCATTTCTATGTTCTTCTGAAGTTCTTCATCATCAATAGCCATTACTTATACCAATCTGTAGGAATAGAGCCTTCTGCCCACACAAATTTATGTCTTTCACACCAAGAAGCGTACGTCGTCTTGCTGCCCTTGTAAATCTTATTCGATGCTCTGAGGAAAACAAAGCGGATATCTAACTTAGGATGTTGTTTCTTAACTAACAGCATCTTAACTCTGTCGTCTTTAGTCAGGTGCCCTTTTGCTTCTACGTATATCTTCGACTTTTCTAAATAGAAGTCTGGGGTATAGTGTCGAGGCTCTGGTATGTACTTGAATCTTTCTTCTTCATACTTAAACGGCACGGCATTTTCTGTTAGGGTTCGAGCAATGTTTAACTCAAACTGTGACCTATATCCTGCTTTTTTCAAAACTCTAGTCCAATCGATTGAAATCTTTTTATCAGATACCCTGCCAGTTTGGGGGATAGTTTTTCTATATTTGTAAGTTCTGTTGTTAAAGGGTGCATCGGAACACATACATACGCTCCAGTGTGAGAGACTCTACCTATTTTTTGTAATTCTTCTTCTACAACTTTAATGTCACGAACTTCTGTGTCAGCCTTCAACTTACCTTCTTTGCTGTAGTTGTCAACAAGAGTTAGGGGCAAACCATTCTCGTGAATACGCATCTGACAAACACGTCTTTCCCCCCCACTTTTTTTAGTGGACTCTATGTATACGTGATGCAAACTTTTATTTAAGTGCATCAAGTCCACCTCGTAGTTTTTCACAAAAAGGTATGGCATCAGAGTTCTTTCTTCTTTAGGGTGGAGTACCAGACTTGTGGTGGTGACTTTGCTCGTGATGTTACCCTGTTGTGCAAGATAGCATCAGGCCAACAATGGTGGCGGTAACCACAGAGATTACATTCGCGAGGCAAAAGCTTATTGCCTGTAGATATTACCTCACCCTTGTTCTTGTAGGTTTCGGCAACTGGCTTGAAAGGCTTGAACGGCTTCACGTCGGTTTTGTTAAGGAACTTGATACGCTCTGCCGCATCCTTTAGGTAGTATTCCTTATCTTCTTGCGACCACTCCGGTACCTCAACGACAGCAACCATACCACTAGACTTGTTAACAACTATCCATCCCCCAAAAGGTAAACCGACTGCCTCACTGTACAGGAATCCCTGCATCAAGTAGCCAAACGGATCATCTTCCTTTAGTTTATCGTATCCGCCTAGTCCGGTAAACTTGTAGTTAAATGCCCAGTCACTTGCAGACTTGATATCCCATACCTTATCTTGCCCTAGTTCATCACGCAAGATTACGTCGAGGGTTCCCTTAATCTTCTCTCCAGCAATCTCTAGTTCTACTTGTTTCTGGTAGTCAACGATCTCGACACCAGCTTCTTGCATGATTGCCATCAAAATAGATTCAGTCAAGTCGCCAAACATGAATCTAAACAATGTGTTATACGACATGTCTTCTTTGATGCCATGTTTATCTAAAACCTGTTGGCAGAGGGGGCGACCCAAGCCAGACATACGAATACGATACTTACCCCTGTCAGAGGTGAGTTGCTTTACAATAGATTCCTGACAATCTCGTTTAAATGTTTCGATAGTCTCAGGGGAGACAGTAGTTTCCCCCCTGAGAGCCTTAGACATGTAGTCCTGTATTTTAAGCAGCGTTAGCATTATCAAAGTCCGCTGCCAAATCGATGTCGTCATCGTCAGCGAGAAGCTTTGCTGCCTCACGGTGCTGGTTCATAACATTCTCGTTATGTCCCTTTACGGTATCAACAAACTTAGACATCAAATCTTTGTCTTCGTCAGAGATGGTATTTACTACGCCCTTCAAGGTTGGCATTGGTGTCCAGTAAGTTACACTACCATTCTTGTGTCGGTTTGTAGCTAAGTTAATTTCACACTTTTGCATGATCTTGTTTTGCTTCGTAAGGTTATTGATGAAATCATTCATCGGGATAAAGCCAGACCGCTTAAAGTAAGCTACTACCGGCTCATCCTTAATTTCTACCTCATTGCCGTCAGCGTCCTTAAACGTGCCAGAAATCTTAGAGTAAAGGATCTGATTACAGCTAACCGCACGAGATGAAAGGTAGGCAATATCATCTTTAGATAGGCGGTTCTCTTCGTCACGAGTCAACCGACCACACTTGTTTGTGCCGATTGTGTCGGGGAACATTCCTGACAACGTTGTCTTTTGAACCGACTTAGAGGAGAAGGTATTAGTCTCCTGATCCCACATGCTGTACTCAAAGGTACGAAGGATTGGGCGGAGAACAACTTCTTCAGCGTAGATAAACCGACCATCTACATACATCTTCCACGAACCACGAGGCAAAGACTTACCGTCCTCTGTTTCTGCATCGTAGTTAATGTTAATTCTTGGTAATCCTTTTTGACCAGTCTGCTTAACTGACTGACCACTTGCTTCCATCAATGCTGCATTATCATCTGCATTGAAGGCTGCTACAATTGCGTCCATATCGTCCATTACTTTTACGTCTGTCCCTGTATCCATGATTTTTCATGCTCCTGTTGTTAGGGGTGTAGACTGATACTACAGGTCTACTTCTGTCAAGTCAAGCCAATTATTACCTATTTTTAATTCTATTCCTACAGGCATGTCATAGGCCACATTATACCTTCTAATTGTCTCTTCAGGTAACGACATCATTGCTTCTGTCATCAGATTGATACAAATATCTTTTTCACTTGGATGCACATCGACCACGATTGAATCGTGTACAGTGTTGCATATAACGGAAATAAGTTTTCTGTCAACAAACAATCTTTGCAAGCTTACAAGTGCAATCGGTAGCAGGTCAGCAGTAGCAAATCCTTGTACCGGATAGTTACAAATTGCAGTCCGATTTGTAGCCGTACCCCACTTAGTCCACCGCGCATCTGGGAAGGCGTATTGCCTGCCACTTGGAAGAGTGATTAATCGCCGCTGGACGGCCTCTCGTTGGAGTTGTTCATGCCAAGTGGTAACTCCTTCATACTTATCCTTAAAGGCTCTGTAGTAGCGTTGTTGGGAGTCGGTTCCGGTGACACCGCCGTATAGCGGTTTGAAGGTATGTGCCTTTGCTTCTTGTCGGCTACACCCGATAATATTAGCAGTATATTGGTGAACATCTGTACCCTTCTCCACATCTATGTAAGCTTGACTATCCTTTGCAAGAAACCCTGCTACCCGAAACTCTAACTGCGAGTAATCCCCCTCAAGTATCTTGCCACCCGGAAAACGACTCTCGACAACCTTGCGTATAGCGAAGGTATTTCCACGTGGCATATTCTGAAAGTTAGGATTGCGGCTTGAAAGGCGACCCGTCGCCGTAACACACTGCATAAACTCTGGATGGATGAAACCATTTTCATCAACATTGTTTTTCATCCCTTCTACAAAAG